ACCGGCCAGGAATGGGACGACCTCGCGCACCGTCTGCACCATCGTGCGGTCGCCGCGCAGGCGGTAGCAGGTGAAGGAAACGCCAGCGACAAGGCCAGCGGCGGCGAACAAGGCGTCAATCATGGTCATGTCCTCAGTCATTTCACGATCAGCAGGGTGGCCATCCGCGACTCGTAGAGCACCATCGGCGTCGGCGCCCCCAGATAGACCGAAGCGAAGATCTTGACCAGGAGGGCCACGCCGCCCGTTGCCGCGACGACCGCCTCGACCGCGAAGCGCTGACCTGGCGGGGCCTCAAGGCTGCGTGAGGTCACAGGTACTGTGGCGAGCACGCTGCCGCCGGCGACCTCGATCTGGTAGAAAAGGTTGTAGCCGCTGCTCACTTCGACGCGCGCAGCCGTGATCGAAGCCGAGAAGACCAAGGTGCAGTCGGCCTGTGGCGTGATTGCCCAGGTGCGCATGAGCTGATTGCCCAGCGCGCCGTTGACGTTGAGCGAAGCAAAGTCGTGCACATCCTCCAGCAGCAGGTTGCGCATGTCGTCGCCCAGCCGCCGCGGCAGCACGGGCTGCACGGGCACCGTCGGCACGTCGTCGATGTACGCCGCCGAGACGTGCTGGCGCAAGGCCAACCGCCACCGGCCGGGCCCGGGCATCTGCACGCCCAGCACGCGGAATGGCTCGGTCGTGAAGCCGACCGGGTGGGTGATTTCGACCACGTCGCCAGGCTCGTGCTGCAGGCCGATGTCGAACAGCTCGACGCCGGCCGCGAGCTTGCCGGTCGTCAGCTTGACCAGGCGCTTGTACGCCTCTCGGTAGGCCTGGCTGTGCCGGTGGATGCCGGGCATGCGGACCTGACTCAGGCGGACCGGCAAGGTGCTGCCGACGCCGAGCAGCTGTGCGCTGGCGATCGCGTCCCGCCACGGGACCTGGCTGGTGTCGGTGTAGATCACCTCGACGACTGTCGGCGAGTTGCCGGCGTCGTCCATCGCCACAGGCTCGAACGCCGCGAAGTCGCCGGTGCCGAAGTTGTGGGAGTAGTGCGCCACCGGGGTGGGGTCGAGGTCGGGCCAGAAGCCGATGCCGTTGGACCGGGGGATCAGCCAGCAGCCCATGGCATAGCTGCGCAGCGCCTCGATCACCTCGGAGACCGACTGCGGGTTGATGAAGGACACGCCGTTGAGAATCGCGCGCTTCTCCGACGGCGACCCGATCAGCGTGTCGGCGCCGTTGGCATTGACCGAGACGTTCAGCGTGTCCGAGCTGCTCCACATCACCGGCAGGCCGGCGCCATACACCGGGCTGGCCACAAAGTCCGCCAGGCACAGGAACGGGTTGTCGCTCCACTCCCAGGTGGTCGGGTCCGCCAGGGTCTGCGATCCGGATCCACCGAATGCCGGATCGCGCCTGCGGTCGTACACCTTGCGGCCGCGGATCCGGGCGCTGAAGTCCAGCGCACCGTCGAAGGCCGCCATCGGCATCGAGATGACGCTGTAGGCGTACCCTTCCAGCGTGTCCGCGTAGGTGATGCCGATGGCGGCGAATGCCGTAACCAGCGCAGCATGGGCCACCGTCTGGCTGCCGGTGTAGTGCGTCGCGCTGGCACCGGACGGAAGCGCCGCGCCATTCAGCAGCAGGTCATTGACCGAGTCGCAGGCGTGGCACCACAGGCACTGCACCAGCAGCGTGGTACTGCCGGCGCTGGCCGGCAGGACATTCAGGATCTGCGCGCCGATGCGGTCGCTGCCGTAGACCAGCGGCACCACGCTGCGCGCGCCAGCGGCCGCGAGCTGCCGGGCGTCCGCGGGCGTGCCGACGCGGTTGAGGCTCCCGGCGGGCGGGATGGTCAGGCTGCCGAACTGGGTGGCCACGATTACACCGCCAGCAGTCGCACCGTCGCGACGTGGAAACCCGGCGAGCGCTCCGAGTACTGCGGCGGGTCGCCGTAGACCACCAGGATGGGCGAGAAGCCCGGCCAGGTGAAGTTGAACGAGTTCAGCCGGTTGCCGCTGTAGTGCGTCTCGAGCTCTGCGCGCTGCGCACTGGTCAGCCAGTGCACGAGCACGAACTCGTACTTGTCGCTCGCAAACAGCACGCGGGTCTTCAGCAGCCCGTTGGTCGAGCGGGCAGACTGCGCGCCGGACAGCCGCTGCAGCGTGCTCTCGACCATGATCGGCAGCGTGGTGGGGTAGGTCATGGCATCAGCTCCGGCGGTCCAGCCGGATGTCCTGGCCGTTGATGCGCAGCACCGTGCCGGCAGCCAGCAGCACGTTGAAACCGTTGTCCGGGGTCACGTAGGTGCGGGGTGACGTCAGGTACTGCGCAGCCCCGCGCAGCTCGACGCGGCAATCGTTCTCGTTGATCTCGACCGCACCGCCGACCGCGGAGCACACCCAGATCACCTCGCCCGAGGGATGGGCGTCGTAGGCCCACACCGTGATCGGCCGGTCCTGAATGCCCTGCGTAATGAGCAGCGACCCCATGACCCAGTCGGTGTTGCCCAGCACCAGCGTGCCGCTGACGCGCACGCCGTCGACCGACAGGTCGTCGATCCGCATCGTCTCTGCGGTGAAAGTCCGGCCGTCGAAGATCCGGTTACTGTGCGACGACCACCGCTTGATCGGGAACGGTGAGAAGTCGATCTCCACCAGGAGACCGGGCTGCGTCACCTCGTCGCCAAGGATCGACAGCATGGAGCCGCTGAGGATCTTCACGGCTGCACGACCTCTCGGCTGGCCGGCAGCCTGGCGCGTTCGCTGCCCAGCAGGCCGCGGGTCACGTCGGTCAGCACCTCGATGGCACTGCGCACGCCGTTGACCGAGGTGGTGACGCCGTTGATGGCGTCGATCTGCGCCTCGCCGTTGGTGGCGCCGAAGAGCGTGCCCAGGGCGGTGGTGGCCGGGGCCTGGGAGGCCGCGCCCGAGAGCGTGCCGCCGGTCTCCTGAAGGTAATCGAAGACGCCCGTCGCGTCACCCGCCACGCCCAGCAGCGCCGCCAGCTGGCGACGGCCGGCCTCGGTGCTGACATCGGCGGCATCCACCAGCGCTCGGAACTGCTCGCGCGAGTTGACGTCCTGGTTGACACCGACACTGGCCAACACACCCTGCAGCTCGCGCGCCTTCAGGCCCGCGATCTCCTCGCGCGAGTAGTACTCCTGGGCGAACCCGAGCGCCTGCGCTTGCAGCGCGTCCATGCCACCGGCCATGGCGATAAAGCCCTCGCGCGCGTCGATGCTCAGCCTGGCCACGCGCGAGAAGACGCCGCCCAACTCGTTCAGGCTAGAGCTGAAGCCCTGCAGCACGCCCAGGCGCTGCAGGGTCTGCGTCATGGACTCGCCGACGCGCTGGAACGTGGCGAGCATCTGGCTGTACCCCGCAGACAGCGCATCGCCGTAGGCGCTGAGCGCGGCGACGGTGGCCTGCTCGTCCGCCTTGGCGTCGCCGGTGAACTGGATCCGGGCGCTGGTGCGGATGCTCGCCAGCTGCTCCACGGGCAGGCCCAGTGCCTCACCGTAGCGCTTGGCCTGCTCGTACACCGCCTTGGCGCCGGCGTTGAAGACGTCGGCCAGTTCGGTGCCGACCCCGGCCCGGTCCGTCCAGTTCTTGTCGCTGCGGAACCAGCCGCCCTTGGCCCGCATGTCGAAGTAGGCGTTGCCGGTGAACTCTCCACCGCCAAAACTTGCTTCGACCCCCTGACCGACGACCTGCGGGTCGCGGCGCCCGAAGGCGCGATTGACGGCGCCGCCAATGGCGCCACCGATCGCCGCACCGGCCTGCGGGTAGCCGAAGTAGGCCCCGATGGCGGTGCCGATGGAGGTGCCGGCGTTGACCATGCTGTTGCCGCTGCCTCCGGTGCTGTAACCGCTGCTGATGCCGCGGCCCATGTAGTGCCCGGCGATCGCGGCAGCAGCCGTCGAGCTGTATGCGCCCCAGCTGCCTGCGGCAGCGCCGCCAGAGGCACTGCTGGCGCCATAGCCGGCACTGCCCGCGGCAGAGTCTGCGAGCACTGAATTGGTCGCCTGCGTGCCGGTGTAGCGCAGGTAGGCCTGCTGCGCCCAGGTGCCGACACTGCTGGAGGCGCCCATGTAGCTGCCCCATGCGTTCTGCAGGCCCTGGCCGAAGGACGCGAGCTGCAGCGCCTGCATGCCGGTGTTTCCGCCTCCCGCGCCCTGGGCACCCATCGGGTAGCCCATGACACCGCCGACGAAGTTCGCCACGCCGGCCTGCACCGGCTGCAGCACGACCCGCAGCACGGTGCTGCGCACCAGGTTGCGGATGCTGGCCCACAGCTTGCTGAAGGCGTTGCCGCCCGATTCGAAGGCCCGGAACAGCGCGTCGGTCAGGGCCTGGCCGATCTCGTCGGACATGCGCTTCCACTGCGCGCCGATCTCGCGCACGCGCTCGACGCTCTCGCGCACGCTTTCCCGGTCGACGATGGCCTCGCGGATGCGCTTGGAGTACTCCTCGTAGGCGTAGGTGCCCTTGGCGATGCCGGCGGCCTCGAGCTGGCGAAGCGCGACCGCGGTTTCGCGCTCGACGTTGTTGAGCGTGAGCAGCCGGGTCTCCTCACGGATGCTGGCCACCTGCTCGTCGCCCTTCTTCAAGGACGCGTCAATGGCCAGCTCGGCTTCCTCGTAGCGACGCAGTTGGGCCTGCTGCGCCTTGGTCTGCTCGTAGCGCCACTCGACCAGGTCCTTGAGCTGCTTGGTCTCGGCATCGGCCTGCTCCTGCTGCCGCTTGGCGGTGGCCAGCCGGTCCTTCTCGGCCTTGCCAAGCGCTCCGGTCGCCTCGTAGGCCTTGGTTTTAAGGGCGACGTACTCCTGATAGGTCAGCGCTCCAGCAGCCAGCAGCTGCGCCAGCTCGCTGACGGTCTTGGCGTACTTCTGGTCGCCGCCATTGAGCTGGCGAGTGATCTCGGCCACGCGCGCGCGGCCCTTCTCCTGCTGGTCGAACTGCTCGCGCAGGGCCTGGAAGCGCGCATCCTCGGCGCGGCTGTCCAGCCCCTGCCCGGACAGAAGCGCCATCTCCGCGCGCAGCTCGCGGATCTGGTCGATCCGTTGCTGCATCGTGGCCCGGATCGTTGCCGCGCCGGCAGTCCGGCCGCCATCTTCAGCGCGCCGCAGCGCTTCAGCCGAGCCGGCGTTTTGTTGCTCAAGTGACCGGATCGCCGAAGCGATGCCATCCTCCGTCCGCGCGTAAGCACGGCCCAGCGCCACAGCCCCGCCACCGACCGCGCCGATGCCCAAGAGCGCCAGCACCGCAGGGCTGGCCGCCAGCGCTGTGCCAAGGGCCACCACCGTGCCCGACAGCATCGCCACGGCCTTGCCGACGGCCAGGACGCCAACGGCCGCCCCGACACCCAGCGCCCCAGTCGCAAAGAGCGAGAACGCCGTTTCGTTGTTGCGGATGATGTTGCCAAGCCCGTCGATCCCTTCGGCCAGGCCGATCACGGCCTGCGACAGCGCTCGGGTGAAACCGGTGGCCTTGTCGGCGTCCGCGATGAAACGCGTGGTCGCGTTGCCCAGCACGGTGAAGCCCTGCGACACCGTGGCAGTGGACCGCGCCACCTCCTCAGCCAGCTTGGGCGCGGACTTGGTCAGCGCGTCGACGACCTTCTGCGCCGTCAGCTCGCCCTGCTCGCCCAGGCGCCGCAGCGACCCGATGGGCACGCCCAGGCCGTCGGCCAGCGCCTGGGCCAGGCGCGGCGCCTGCTCCATGACGCTGTTGAGCTCCTCGCCACGCAGCGCGCCGGCGGCCATGCCCTGGCCGAGCTGCACGAGCGCCGCGCGCATGCCTTCCGCACTGCCGCCACCCACCGCCATGGCGTTGCCGATGGCCTGCACGACGGTGATGTTGGCGTAGCCGGCCCGGGCCATGGTGGCGTAGACGCTGCCCAGCTCCGTGAAACTGGTGCGCGATCGCTGCGCCACGGCGAAAAGCTCGTCGAACACCTGCACCGCCCGGGCATTGCTGCCGGTGGCCAGCTCGAGCCGGTTGCGCAGCGTGGTCACCGCATCGGCCGCGCCGATGGCCTGCGTGATCAAGCCCGACAGCGCCGGCAGGCCGAGCAGGATGCCGCCGCCGAACAGGCCCACGCGCGACAAGGCGCCGGTCAGGGCCGTCGACATGCGGTCTGCGGCGTCCTGCGCACCCAGCAGCGACCGGCCGTATTCGTCGACCTGGCGCTTGGCGGTCTCGACGCCCGTGGCCGTGAAGCGGGTCTCGACGTTGAACGTCATGACGTGACTCCGGTCAACGCCTGGGTTTTGTCGTCGGTGGCGTGGTGGCATTGGCTGCCGACCACGCGTCGAGCCAGACTGCGTCCAGCGCGCGGATGACGCGCACCTCCCAGGGATCCAGCGGCGTCTGGTTCAGCCGGCACCAGGACTCGATCTCGGCCCACGAGATGGCACCAGGCCCGGAGAAGCCGGGCGGGCGGCCGCGCGCGATGTCGCCGAAGGCCGCGATCAGGTACAGCAGCGCCCGCGGCGCGGCGGGCGTGTCCAGCTCGGACGGCCGCCGACCCGTGGAGGCCTGGGCCTGCTGCAGGTGGGCGCGCAGCGTGCACTTGCCCTCACGCGTCAGGTCGAGCCGGAACTCGGCGCGGGCGTGGTCGAGCAGCTCGGCGAGCTGCTCCGCACGAAGTTTCCCAGTTCCTGACCTTCGCGCAGGACCTGGCCACGCAGCCACTTGTGCTCGGTGTAGACCTTGCGCAGGTTCGCGTCTGTCGCCGGCATCTCGGCACCGCCGTCGGCAAAGCCCGACCAACTGATCGTGTGCGCCACGGCCAGGTCGAGCGTGTCCGATGTCAGCTCCTCCAGCGTGGCCGGCTCGGGGCCGTCGCGCCCGGCCTTGCGAGCGGCCAGCTCGCGCATCTGGGCCCGCGACAACTGCGCGCGCAGCACCGCGCGGACAGCCTTGGACTCAGGGCCGCGGACGGTGATGGTGGCGCCGATGGGCTTGCCGTCCGGGAACACCGGCTCGAAGCTGTGGCCAGCCTCGCTGGCGTCGGCCACGGACGGGTGGTTCTTGATGTCAAACATTTCGCGGGTCCCGATCAGGAGGTGACGGTGCTGTCCTGGATGTGCAGCGTCGTGGCGCGGTTGCCGTTGGTGCCCGCGTGCTCGAGCGCCGTGAAGTCGAAGGACTGCATGCGGCTCTCGTTCTGCGTGCTGAACGAGCCCCCGGACAGCTTGATGCGCGGCAGGCACAGCTGGATGAAGTTGCCGCCGATGCTGGTGTCGTCGGTGGCCCGCACGATCAGCGAGATCTCGGTCTCGTCGTCGAAGATGTCGTCGAACGTGGCGTCGCTGAAGTAGCACTGGAACTGCCCGGTCACCTCCATCGCACCGTGGAACACGCCAGGCGTCAGCGCAGAGCCGACCGCGGCGCCCGTCTGCATGTTGTTGGTGACGTTGATCGACAGCCCCGTGATCAGCGCCGACACCGCGCCGTTAATGACCAGCACGCCGGTGTGGCCGACCTGCATGACGCTGAGCGCCGGCGTGCTGGCCGAGGTGAAGTACTGCGACGCGGATTTGGCACGGTCCTGGCCGGTGAAGCCGAAGGTCAGCGTGGCGCGGTCGTTGGGCGGCAGCTCGATCGCCATGGTGTTGACGCGCGCGCCCAGGAAGCGGTTGGATCGCGGCACGTCCGGGTTCCACTCTTCGACCGTGTAGCTGGTCTGGGTGTGGCCCGTGACCGGCATGAAGGTGACCCGGCCCGGGATGCTGATGGTCAGCGAGTCGCCGGCCGCTTTGGCCGCCACCGGCTCGGCGACGGTGATGCCGGTCGCGGTGAGCGCGATGATCGTGTAGTTACGGGCGTTGTTCGGCACACCGGTCGTCGCCCAGCCCGCGAAGCGGATGGTCATGCCGACGCACAGGCCATCGGTGATCCAGCTGCCCGCGGCACGGACGAATTGCGGCGCCGCCACCGTGGCCGTGACGTTGCTCAGCGGGATGTTGGCCACCGCGGTGAAGTCGCGCCGCACGGCGCTTTCCATCAGCTCCTTGTAGGTGCCGCACTGCAGCTGCAGCGCCAGGTCGCCGCCCACCGCCCGGTTGCCGTGCCGCATGGTCGAGCGCTGGAAGCTGGCGCGCTTTTCCTGGCTCGTGATCGCGGTCTTGCTCAGCGCCAGGCTGTGCGAAACGTAGGGAATGACCTTGGCCGTGCTGTCGTTGGTCGCGATCGTGCCGTAGGTGGTTTCGCGGCGGTAGGACAGCAGGACGCCGATGTCGGATTGGATGGCCATGGTGAGGTCTCCGGTGGGAGGATCAGAGCGCCACGGACGGGTCGTCCTGCGACGTGAAGTAGGTGATCTGGAAGCGCTGGCGGCCGACGACGATGGGCTTGTCGCCGGAGCCGGAAATCTCGGGTTCGTAGCCGGCCGGCACGACGCTCTTGACGCCCGGCAGCGCAGCGGTGGCCAGGATTCGCTCGACGTCCGCGACGAGCTCGTCGCGGGCCTGGGCGTAGTCGTCGGACTGCTTGAGCTCGGCCGACACGGTCAGCAGCAGCACGCGCTCGATGGGCCGCCGCGTGCCGGAGTAGATGGCCGCGGACTGCTGCTGCTCGCCGTCGTCCTCGACGACCAGAGCCGGCAACGTGACCCGCGGGTCCCAGGGGTGCTGGTACACACGCGTGCCGGCCGCCGTGGCGCCTGCGGCCAGGGCCGCCGCGACCGCTGCGCGGATGACCTGGCGGTGGTGGGTCACGACAGCCGCTCCAGCGGCAGCGTGGTGAGCCCGGCGCCGTCGGCCTGCGGCGTGCGCACGCGGAAAGTTCCGCGCGGGCAGACGAACTGACTCGCCGGAGTCAGCTCGGTGCAAAGCGCGGTGTCAAGCACCAACGTCGGCCCGGTCGCCGCAATGCCGCCCAGCGCCTCCAGGTACGGCTCAGCGAACATGCCCTGCACCGTGACGCCGTCCAGCTGGCCCTCGACATCCGACAGGTGCCTGAGCACCGCGGCGTTGAGCCGGGCCTGCCGGGCAGCGAATGGTGCGACCATGACCTGCCCGAGCGCGGCCGCCGCCGGTCAGAAGGCGCCGTTCAGGCGGACGCGGGAGATCGTCGGGCCGTTGACCTTGGCCTCGACGATCATGCCGATCTTGGTGTTGCCGGACGCGGCGGTGGTGACTCGGCGGTTGGTGTTGTCCCAGTAAGCCAGCACCAGCGACGTGCCACTGGCGGTATCGGTGCCGAGCGTGTTCAGGTCGACGACGCCGGACATCTGCAGCTCGACCGGCGCGCCGTTTGCGGCGTCGTGCTGGGCGACACCGAACAGCAAACCGACGAGCACGCCCTGGCCGCTGGTCACGGCGTAGGGTGCGATAACGGTCAGCTTGTCACCGGGTTGAACGAAGTTCTTCATGCTGTGCTCCGGATGGGGAGGGGTTGTTCAGGGTCCCTGGGATCAGGAGCCGACGCCGCGGTACAGACCGCGCCAGTCCAGCGCCTTGGCCGCAAAGTCTTCGCGGCACTTGAAGCTGACGCCGTCAACGTCAAAACCGACTTCGGTTTCGATGACCGGGCCTTCGCCGCCGTCCAGGTAGGCGAATTCGACCGTGTCGACCTGGCTGTTGCTTGCCGCGGCGTACCAGGTGGCAGCGCTGCTGGCGTCCAGCACCGGCTCGACGATGGGCTCGAGTGCCGTGCGGCCACCGGTGCGGAACTCGTTGACGTTGCTGGGCTGCGCCGGCACGAAGTTGCTGCTGGTCAACTGGTAGGCCAGCTGCTCCAGCGCCGCCGGCACGATCAGGAACGCCGGCATCAGGTTGAGTTCTTCCGATGCCAGGCCCTTCTGCACCCGCATGGCGGTGCGCATGGCCGTCAGCGCACTGAGCTGCAGCGCACTGCCACCACCGGTGCCGTTGTTGCCGTGGCCGGCTGCAAACAGCGCCACGGTGTCGCTCATGGTCGGGTTGCTGGTGAGCTGGGCGTACACGAGCCGGTTCTCCAGCCGAGACGCAGCGCCACCGAAGCCGCTGACGATGCGGTCGAAGCCGCGCAGATCGTCGTTGACGATGGCTTGGCGATTCAACGGGACAATGCGGCCGTAGCTGATCAGCTGATAGCGCTCACCGCCGTCACCAAAGGTGCCGTACTTGAACTCGCCCGCCTCGTTGACACGCAGCAGATCAGGCATGGCACCCAGTTGCGCGACGGTGACTTCCTTGAAGTCGGGCAAGTTCGGGGCGCGGCGGGCCCACTGCCGGTAGGTGCCCGGATTCTCGTCGTAGCCCATGCGCAGACGCTTGGTGGCCACGTTGGCCAGCAGATTCGCGAAGTCGCTCGTGGTGTGCAGCCCGCCCATGCCACTGCGGAAGTGCAGCATCGCGCCGGCCTGCTCCATTCGCGGGCGATCGCGGACATCAAGCCCGCGCGCCAGCAGGTAGTCCACGCCCATCTGAAGCAGCGACATGCTGCGGAAGCGGCGGCCGTTGTCGGTGATCTTCTCGCGCGGGTTGACGCGGTGCATCAGCACCTCTTCGTAACCGCGGAGCAGGGTTTCCTGCTCGTCGCGCACGGTCTGGATGCCGCGCACGTTCTGGTGCCCACCGCTGGCAGCGTCGTTGCGGGCCAGCTGATTGATCACCTGGTCCTGCGCCTGCTGCAGGGTCGAGCCGCTGCGAATCAGCTGGGAAGCAAGACCGGCGAGGCCAGCACGCTCGCACAGCGAGGTGATGTCTGCGGCGCGGATCTGCTCTTCCTCGCGGGCACGTTGGGCGACGTCGACGACCATTGCAGCGCCACCGGCAGCGGGGCCGCCGGCCTGGGCGCCGCTGGGCGCGGCGCGCGACTGGGGTTCCTGCGTGTGCGCGGGGGCACCAGCGCCGCCGGCTGCGGGGTCGGCGGGCAAGCCGCTCGCGGCGGCGGTCTGAGCTGCGGGCATCTGATGCTCCTGGGGTTGCGTTGCCGGTGAACCGCCGGCGCGGATGAAGGTGATCGGGAAGCGGGCACTGCCAGCGTCAGGCGCAGAGCGCGAGCTGGCGCCCATGTCCGCGTTCACGGGGACAAAACTGATCTCCTGCGGCTGCCACCTCACGGCACGCCACAGGTCGGCGTTGACGCCGTCGGTACGGTCTTGGGCGCGCACGATCTCGTAGCGCTGCACCGAGTACCCGAAGCTGATGTCGCGAATGATCCCGGCCCGGATGTCCTGGACGATGCCGGCCCGGTCAGGGCGCTGCGTCAGCCTGATCTCGGCAATGCCTTGGCCGTCGGCAAGCCAGCCGCGCTCTGCAATGCCGAGGATGGCGTCGACGCCGCCATACGTGCGGTGCGCATCCAGGACCTGCACGCTGCGGGCCTCGAAGCGCGACATGTCGACCGTCTCGGGAGAGACGACGAGCTCCTCTTCGTAGACCCGGCCGCTCTCCCAGTCGTACCGGCGGACGCGGGCGCCGGTCGTCCACACCACCTCGACGCTATTGCGGTCTGCGTTGAATGTGCTGGGCTCGATCCGAGCCTCGCGCATCTGCAGCGGCAATGCCGAGGGCCGTTGATCGGCTGGCGTGGAACTTGTGGTGTCCGGCATGGCGCCATCGTGTCGGCTCGGCTGTCTCATTTGCAGGGGAAACTGAGACGATTTCGCGCGGCAAGCCGCGGCGTGTCACGGCGAGAGCAATACGACGGCGTTGTCCATCAGCCCGGGCAGCGTCAGCTCGACCCAGCCCGGCTCGCGGTCCACGCGCAATGGCCGCCCACCCACCTGGCCGGGCTCGTACCAGTGCGCCTTTGTCGCGGAGCCCAGCACGTCCTGCCGGATGCGAAGGCGGAGCTGCGACTGGCGAGCGTTGACCTGCGCGCCGGTGTAGCTGGGCGCTGTGCCATAGGTGCAGTTGTTGGTGTTGACCAGGTGCACGGCCACGCGGCCATCCGGGTGGGCGCGCAGACTGGCCAGGGTGGGTCGGGTCGCATCGCTTGCGCCATTGACGACGACGGTGCGCAGTGGGTCGAGGTTCGTGCCCGTAAGCCACGCCCGGGCCTGCACGTTGCCGCCTGCCGGTACGGCCGCGCCGCTTTGGGTGTAGGTGGCATCGGGCTCGGTCTTGATGACCGCATCCATGTCGGCGAACGGATACTGGGCGGCTGTTCGCGTCGCGTCCAGGCCTGGGCCCAGCAGCGACAGCATCCAGGGCAGGCCCCGCGTCATGAGTGGCGCGACGATGTCGCGGCTGTAGCGCTTGAGGCGGTTGATGTCCCAGCCAGGTCCGACCTCTACCTCGTAAGCACCGACCCAGGAGTTGGTGCTGCTGCTCAGGCTGTCGCTCGTGCTGTTGCTGTAGCGCTCGTCGAGATCCGGCACTGCCAGAGCGATCTGCGGAGGCGTGTCGAAGCCGTCGAACAGGACGGCGCGGTGCATGCCGATCCAGTCAAACAGCGGCTGGAAGTCGACCGGGTCAGCCGTCCACTGCCAGCGATTGCCGGACTGCCAGCCCGTCAGGAAGTTGGTGATGTAGTCAAAGACCTGAATCGGCACCGTGGGCATGCACCCGTTGGCCAGAGCCCACGCGCAGGTGACGCGGTAGTTGGCCGCCACGGTCACCGGCTCCGTGTAGGTGGACGCTGTCGGCGGGAAGTCGTCGAAGGTGGGCGGCACCACGGCAAAGGTGCTGAAGCGGTCGCCTTGGGTGTTGGGCGGCACGGCCCGGATGTACGGGTATGGCGCGACTGTGGCCTTGGCGCCGAAGGCGCGCACCGTCGCGCAGGCCAGCTGCACGCGGGCGAACCAGGTGAGCAGCCGGGTGGTGTCCGCGAGGTCGTGCCCGAGCTGATAGCCGGCCACCGGCTCGGTGTCGGCGGGGTTGAGTTCGACGATCAGGTTGTCGAACGCCGAAGCCCCGACCGGGACATTGCACAGCGCGCCCCAGGTGCTCGGGATGGCGGCGAAACCGTTGTAGCTGCTTTCGATGCCTGCGGCCAGGTGCATTGGGCGCACGCGTTGCAGCGCGTGGTCAAGACAGTAGCGCAGCATGTGCCGGCGCCAGGCCTGGTCATGCGGCGGGTGGTTTGCCCGGGTCTGCGATGTCGAGGCCGCAAGATAGGCCGCGTCGTTGGCGTACTGGGATCTGAGCAAGGCGCCGTAGTTGGGCACCGAGAACGACT